ATAAAGGCAATGCGTTATCAGGATCTGCTTCCAATTCAACATTGGATTGTGTGCCGTAATAACTTATAGCCTCTGCAACACTAGGAACACCTGAAGCCAATCCTTCAGCCGCTACATCTATAGGACTGTAGACTTCACCTTCTGATGCCAACTGTGCACCAGCTTCACCGCCAGATTCTACAAATGGAGCTGCTGCTGTTCCTGCAATCTTTTGTCCTACTGTTTTAGCAAATGGCAAATAAGCACCTCCAACAGCATTTGCTAGACCTACAACTGTTGATCCTCTGGCTGCGGCTGCTTTAGCATCCTCCCAAACCTCTGGATCTTCTAGCGCCATCCTTATGGCATTAGGATCATTCAGATTAACTCCATCTCTTTGAAGCTTCTCTTGCAATCTGCCTATGTAGTCCAATCTCGCGGCCATAACAGATCCACCAGCAATAAAACCAGCCGGACCAGCAGCCATTCCACCTGCTACAGATGCGCCTATTGTCATGACCATATTAGGGGCTTGAGTCAAAGTTAACTCTGTCAATATAGTTACAGGTGCACTTATAAAGTCCTCCCACATCGATCCTTTGTTTTCTAAAAACTTTTGCGTTTCTGGACTAAAACTTATACCAGCCTCTTCGGCAGAAATATCTACTGCCTTTTGTAATAATATTTCTACAGAATTAGGATTTAATACAGCCTCTGCATCGGCTAACCCTTGTTGTTTGATGTTTTGTAGATTTAAATTTAAGTATGGATTACTAGCTGCATAACGACTAACAAAGGTTTCTTTGTTACTGTTTTTTATTATTTTTTCGTATCTAGTCTTTTCTGCTTCTGTAAGATTTTTCTGGCGCTCTGCCATTTCAATCGCTTTATAGATGTATGTTCTAGAAGCAACGTCTCTTGCGCCTTTTTCCAAAAGCTCGCCAGATCTTGAAATAGATCTATAAGACACAGGATCTTTAAATTGAACTGTTTTGGATGAAGGTAATTTTATATTTTGATGTGTTATTAGATTAGGATCTAAAGATTGTTTAAAATCTAGATCTATTTTTTGATGCTCTTCTCTTGCTCTGATATTAGCCGGATGGTGTTGTAAAGTATCTTCACCTTGCTCAAACTTTCCTTTTAATAACGCAAAAGACTCAATTTCGCCTGCTTCAATTTGTGGTTTGAATTTAATTAAAGCTTGCTCATGACTTAATATCTTTCCTGTGTCTCTGTCATACAGAGGCAGGTTATAGACCTTATTGTTGTGTTCGACACCGTCGACGTAAGCCGTCACTGGTTTATTGTCTGAAGATAGTCCGACTTTGCCTTGTTTAATAGTTTCTAAATGATACAAGTAGCCAAAACTATCCTTGTTAGAGGATGTTTTTTCTGCCATTTATTTTATGCTGGGCCTAATACGTAAATTTGTTTAGATGTGTTTCCGTCAAGGTAATCTCGTAATTCTTTTATAGAAGGTGGATTACTCTTTCTAAGTTCTATAGCGCCCTTAATTTCTTCTGTGCTATAAATTCTTTCTAACCTTTCCATTCTTGCTGCATCAGTATTGTTTTTAACCATGTTTGGATATTTATCTCTAGTTCTTCTGATACGACTTTGTGCTGTGTTGGTAATTCCTCTGCTGTTAGATTCTCTTTGTTGTGTTCTTGCGCCACCTCTTATTGTTTCAGTAGGAACAGTAGCAGCTGTCGGAATAGCAAATATTTTTTTGAAGGCAGATAAACCTTGTTCTGAATTTTCAAAAATAGGCATTGCCTCTTGCCCTGTCCTAACAGAAGGTGCTCTTGCGCTGTCTGCGCTTTCACTTATTTCACGGAGGATCCTTACACTATTAGGATTTGTAAAAATATTGATTAATTGATCAAGAGCTTCATTTGAGGCTGTTGTTTCAACCCATGTACTGAAATGTTCACTCCACCTTGGAAAGTTAATCCAATTATTGATCATGTTCATCCCTGTAGGGGCAGTACCTGTTCGCAAACCTTCTTCTGTAATTAATCTGTCTACTTGACCTCTTGTAAATGTTGCAGATCCACCTGCTTGTACATTTTTTAATGAAGCAAATATTTGCATTGTTTCATCAAACAATTGTACGTTTTCAGAAGGCAACATAGCACGTATCAACTCTTTTTGACGTACATCGCCATATAGTTCTGCATAGACTTTACCGACCCAATTAGTTTTTCCAGTAGTGTTTGAAGCAAAATCCTTACTGGCTTTTATCATAGTATTTCTAATGTAACTGCCAACTAACATATCAAACGCTTCAGCACCGCCTTCTACTTCTGATAATTGTTGTTTAACATTTTGTACAGCAGCAGGTGATATGTTTTCTGCCTTAAATAACATGTTGTACATTGTCTTGGCTTTTTCTTCTCCAACAACATTAGATAGCCTTCCAATCATCCCTTTTTTAGTATCGGCTACGGTCTTGTATAAACCAGCTGAAGCTTCGTCGGCCTCTCTAAAAGAAGGAATTGTTTTAAGTGCATCATCTAAAGCCTTTCTTAAAGCTTGCATGTTTTGTTTACCTAATGTTTTTTCACCTTCAAAGGCTGTTTCATCTAGATTAATGCGTAAGTTGTGAAGTTGTTCGGCTGAAATATTAGTTTTTAAAGTTCTTTCACCAGTTTCAGTTCCGGCTTCGTCTAATACCACTTCAGATATTTCATTTAGTAAGGTATTAAGTTTTCCTGATGCTGGGTCTGCTCTACCTAATAATCTACCAAGTCTAGATTCAGTCCAGTTCATCAGGCCTTCCATAGCTTCTACTGGCATAACTGCACCATCTTCATAGGCTTTTTCGTACAAGGGTCTAGCAGTGTTTTGTGCTGTTTTAGTTATATCATTTATCAAAGACTGTGCGGCTTCTGAAAGATTTTCTGCTGCTACAAAGGTACTTTCTGCACCCTCATCTATCTGGCCTTCTAGAAGCTCTCTGGCACCAGCATCTTGTAGTTTTCTTTGTTCTACCATCCTAAAAGAAGTTCTAGGATCTTGCCTTAGCGTATCACCTATATTTCTTACAGGACCATCAGTTATAAGTTGATCAGGTGCAAGTGGTACTCCTATGCCACCTTCTTCTACTGGTCTAGTTGCTAGGTCTTGTGTTTGTTGTGCTTGCTCTAATTCTTTTGGATTGGCACGTAATACATCACCACCCATATTACCTATTATTCTTCCTCCTTCAGAAGTGGCTACTGTTGTTGTAGAAAGATTAGGTGTGTTGCCAAATCTAGCAGTAAAGTCGTCACCTTGAGCTGCAAGTTTTTCTATGGCTTTGTTAAATCTTTTACGATCTATGTATTTAGCTATTTGCAGTCCAGTCAAACTAAGAGCAGCGTCAAAACCCATCTCTGCACCAGAAGCTACTTTTTGATCCATAATATCTTCGCCTGTAGCTATAGCTTGTAAAGCTTGTTTTGCAGTTACACCGGCCAATATTATGCCACCAGTCATTAAAGGATTTCCTCTACCACTTAATGCTCTTGTAGCAGCTGTAACTTCAGCTGCTACTACTGGTAAATCTTGTACTAAAGAAGCACCAAATTTTTTAGCGCCTTGAACAAATCCAGAGCCTTCTTCAAAGTAGACTTTATATTTACCTGACTCTTCGTCTATTTGATCAGTAAGATATACAAGATCTCCGTCTTTGGTTTCACCATAAACACCTACAGCAAGCTCAACCTGTTCTTCTAATGGTAAATCGTTGTTCCATGCCCATTCAAAATCAGGATCTTTATTTTCTAATCTTGATTCAGCAAAAAGCCTAACTCTAGTATCTGGCTTTGTAGCCATTTCTGTTTTACTAAAAGTTCCAAAACTAGGTGGGTTTTCTTGTTCCATAGGCTCTGTATAACCTATGGGCTGTGCGTTTAGAGATTCTAATAATTTAGGATCTGTGACCTTCTTTGCCATTGTAATTCCTTAAATTTATGTATTTAAAAAAGCTTGGTTAACTTCTTGTTTTGTTTCTAGCTCAACCCATCCATCACCCTGTCTTGCGTAGATACTTGATGAGCCGTCTTCATTTCTTATGTATCTGACTCCACCCTCAGTTTCTTTATTTAGAACTTGATTTATAAAATCTTCACCAACACCATCAAATAAACTGTTTCGGTCTATTATTTCTTGTTTGTACTCTAAGTAATCAGCGTCAACATAAGGTTTGCCTGTTTCAGGATTGATTTCTCCCCTAGCTACCATCGTTGTAAAATCTGCCGCAGCTCTTCCTAAAACGTCTTGACTTCGCGCGTAATTCATAGCAATAGCTATAATCAATCTGTTACCTTCTGGATTTAAGTTAAGGTTGGTTGACATCTGTGCAAACAAAGCCATTTCTTTCTCTGAAATAGCACCTTTGGTTTGTTGTATAAATTGCAAAGACATTTTTCCAGCTTCAGCAAAAAATGCAGATGCGTTGGCTATTGAAGCAGAATCAAAAAATTGATTTGTCATACCAAAAGCTTCACCAATTTTAGCCATTTGCAATTTTAATTCGCCGAAGGCCCCCATGAAATTAGGACCGCCTTCTTGTTCTAATCTCAATGCAGAATCCATCAGACCACTCATAGTGCTTAGAGCTTGTATGTTGCTCATAGAAGTATTTCCTACTGTTAAGTCTTCATCAATTACTTTGCCAGATCTAATATTTGCTTGTTTTATACCTTGCTGTTTGGTGCTTTCCACCGTATTAATACTTATGCCAGATCCACTCATTGTTGATAATAAAGTTTTAGCTGCATCAGGTTGTATTTTTTTAAACTTAGCTGTTTGATCTATACCTTGAATACGATCAATCAATGAAGATACTCTAATTGGTTCTAATTGGTCATTAGGATCAGCAGTTCCCAATTCAGTCAAAGGATACAAAGCTAAAGAGCCATCTTCATTTTTTAAAAAATCTCCACCTTGCTGGTCTTTAACAGCTATCATCACATTAAGAATAGGGTCATTGCCTTCCATTCTCATTTCGCCCGTTTCTGCGTTTATAGCAGGACGTATGCCCATAATTTTTCTTTCAATTATTGGCCTACCGTTTATTGATTGTCCCTCCAACATGTTTAACCTATCGTCCATAGCTAAAGTCAAAACTCTTTCTACTTCAGGACTCCAAGCTTCTTCAGGCGAAAGTTGTCCTGTTTGGAATGAACCAAGGTTGCTCATTGTCACACTAATGTCTGCAATCAATGCGTTGGGATCTTCCATTAACACTTTTTTCATTGGACTTCTGTTGAATGCACCAACCAATTCTGGACTTGAGTCAACTTCTTCACCCATCGCATACATACCCAAAGCTTGCTTGATCAAAGCGTTGTCATTATTACGCTGAAAGGTAGCTTGATCTCGCATTTCTTTAGAAAATTTAAAAACACGATCTTCTGCATCTATGCCCATTTTGTAACGTAATGCCTGATCTTGAGATTTAAGTTGTTGACGTTGCAATTCGTCAGATCTTCCGGCTCTAAAGCCTGATATGAATCCTGCCATTTTCTACTCCTAGAATAATTCGTTTAATAATAAAAATGCTGCCGCTGCTGCCATAGCATATGGTCCAGCCGTTGCTGCCGTTGTAGTTAACTCACCTGCTGTAGCAATCTCTGTAGCAGTTGCTGCGGTTGTGCCTGCATCTGCTGCCGCTTTAGCTGTAGCTGCATCCGCTATTGCAGTTGCCTGATATGCACTTTCTCCAGCTGCAAAGGCTGCATCACCTGCTACTTTTCCAGTTCCAACTATATCGCTTGCTGCTTTAAACTTAGCTCCGCCTTGTGTTATGCCGTATTGCAAACCCAAACCAGCACCGTATCCAGCCGATTGCTGTCTGCCCATTTGCTTTCCAAACTTAGCTTGTCTTTTAGCTTCTTGTAATGCTTCATTTTTGTTGAAGTAACTAGAAAGTGATTGTTCTCCAAGGTTCTTAAGACCTTGTCCATATTGTATTAATCCAGCCATATTAGCCTCCGTAACCTCCGGCAGCTGCCGCAACTGTGCTCAGTGCGCCTTGTGTGCCTGTTATTATTTTGTTTTGTCTGTCCATAAATCTAGCGCGTGTTTCGTTTTGCACTGCAACTCTTGTACTAGCGTCTTGAATACTTTGGTTAGGGTTGGCAGAAGCTGATATGCCATACCTTCCCAATCTTCTAGTTTGTTGACTTTGCATGTTTTGTAAGCCTTGTGTAGTGGCGGTACTACTAGCAGCTAATTGTTCATTTAAGGCTTGTGGATCTAAAACTCTATCCATTTGCGCTTGTGCATAAGGTTGATAACGATTCATAAAATCTTCGTATTGACCACGTATAAGTGCGGCCTGAAGCTTTTCACCGTAATATTTATCACCTTTTCTGTTGATCGCATCATAATTTCTGCCACCAAAGTTAGTATTGATTGTGCCATCAGGGTTTAAGTAACCTGCTGTTGCATTTTGATTGTTATAGCCACTAATTCCCTCTGGATCGTTATAACCCCCCATTGCGACCATGCCTAAGTTAGTTGAAGGTCTTCCCATTTTAGCCCCCTAGTCCGCTGTTAAATAAACCACCACCTGTGTTAGAGGCATATGGATTTACTGTTTTGTTAGATGCAAAAGGATCTTTATCACGGTTCATGTAAGCAGTTGTTCCTAATCCAGCAACATAGCCAGCTGTTTGACCTCTGTTAAAGAGTTTTTCTTGCTCTCTTCCAAATTCACTAAAAGCTCTGTTTTGTTGTCTAGATGCAAGTTCTGCTTGACCTTGTGCTGTACCCTGAGCCTGTCCCAGACCAAGTCCTATGAAATTGCTTACGTTTCCTTCTGCAATATCCATTTGATCTGACCTTGCACCTGCTCTAGTTTTTGCCATGCCTTTTTCAGCTGCTGCCATCAATGCTGGACTATCAAATTTGCCAGATGTTGGATCTATTCCACCAGCAATTAATTGTCTATCATTTTCAGCAACCAAATCATTTATTTGATTTTGTGCTGCTGAAGCACCTTGGCCTTCTGCTTTAGTAAAAGCATCTTCCGAAAACTGTGCATTCATTCTTTCTTCGTAAAGGTCCAATGCTGGACCCAATGTTTTTTGTCCTAGATTAAAAAACTCAATGCCAATCTCAGCTTGTGCTCGCATTGCTTCTGTTTCTCTAGGCTCTGAACCGCCGCCACCGCCCATAATTTATAGCTCCTTTTTGCATTTATATGTAATTTGATCGTAGCCATGTGCAAATCCATGATCACGTATCTCTTTTTTAGATGTCCAAAATTCTATGTATGAACATTCCAAACTTTTTGCTAACTGTTCAATCTGCTCTTGAAATTGATCAGCTCCTGATTCTCTCGTGTACCAAGCCACCCATAAGAGTAAATAGTTTTCACCAGTAAAATGGTTACGTCTTGCTTGTGTAATTAAGAATCCATCTTTAGAAGGTGTGGTATCGGTAATCCATAATGTGGCTTGACCGTTTACACACCCTGCATAAATATCTTCTGGCCTTTCTGCTTCAAATGTCTCTTCTTTGATAAACAGTATGCCTTCTTTAATTCTGTCCCAATGTTGCCTAATATCAGCTTTTATTAATCGCATTCATCCTCATAAATTACTTCCATCATGTCTTCAAACATAAACCTAAATTCTTCTAGGGTTATAAAAGGCATTTCGTTTTTAACTTGTTTTAAACAATACACCCTGTAACAAGCCTCTAGTTGGCTCTCAAGGTATAAAATCATGCTGGTTTTGTAGGCCAAGTTGCATCATCTATAGTAGTGACGCTTGTGTTGTTTGCCGGCATATCGCGCAATGCTTGTCTATATGTGGCCCATTCTGCTTTTTTTGCATCACTCAAAGGTGAATCAGGAACTTGTGTCCAATCACTGTTTCTTAATTTGACTAATCTTGAATCTCTTATTCTTTGTGCTGTGTCTTCAGATGTTTCTAACTGAACAGCTGCGCCATCAACAATCTTATACATGTCAGGTTGATAAGATCCTTCTATATAAGATTCTCCATCTAACAGCGTCAAAGCCAATTCTTCTGTTGTTAAATTTGCATTAGCTTTTATTTTGCCAGTGGCTGTTATATAGATTGTTATGTCCATTATTTGTATATCGCCATCCATTTAATAGTCGGTTGATCAAAACCACGACTGCCTGTTGGATTGTCTTCGACACCATATTGATAACCAAACAACCAAACGTAATAGGTTGTGTTTACACTTAAATTTAAGGTAAACGAAAATATTCTTGGAGACCAAGCAGTGTCATTTGTGTTGTGTGTGCTGGCCCTTGATGTTACCCAGCCACCACTTGCATTATGTGCAGAACTATTGGTTGTATTGATGCCAAATATAACTTGTGTTCTTTCGTCACCATCAAAATACCCAGAAGGTGTAGCTTCACATGTGAATAGATAGGGTATGCTAGACAAACCACTCACATTAGGAACTGTAAGTGCTATACCACCACTGCCCCCGTTACTTATCTGCGGCAATAGTTGTCCATCAGAAGGCCTGTAATGCATAGGATTTGTGCTACTAAAATTATTAGTAAACTGCGAGACGGTTCCTCCCAGATAGCCACCAGCGTAGTTTTGTGGAGTTGCGACGAAAGCTCCAGCATTACCACTGGCTTGTCCAATTGTATTAGACCCAGCAGCATTGTATACAGTTAAAGTGCCTGCCTGTAAGTGTGTTGCGCTAATAGTTCCACCAGAAATAAAATTAGCTGACATCGTTCCTGATGTTATATGCCCAGCGTCTAAATTATTTAAGGTTATTACATCTGCATCTATAGATCCGCTTGTTATTCTGGCCGCATTCATGCCACCAGTAGTAATTTTGTCAGCAGATACTGTCCCTAATTTAGCATTCTGTATAGCACCATCTTTGATGCGAGCTGTATCCATAAAGACGACACCACCATCAACAATAAATGGAAATACATCTGTAGAACTATTGTTGCTTACAGCAAAACTGTCTGCCCTAAATGTAATAACAGAAGTTGGACTAGATCCTGAGCTTGCATTTGAATGCAATATCATTTGCGCAACAGAGCCATTAGCATCTGTTTGTAATACCAATGAAGATTGTGAATTGTTTTCGTTAGCCGTAACGTGCTGTATTACACTATTGCTTGAACTATACGCATTGCCACTAGCATCATTACCGCTGCCTACTAAGGCACTTAAATTAGATATGGATGTAGAGGCTGCATTTGCTGTTCCAGTCGCTGTAGTTATATTTGTTTGTGCCGTGGCTATTGCGCTGGTAAGTGTGCTACCTGTGAATGAGGTAGTACCCACCAATGCAACCAAACTAGAATCTCTAGCCTTTTCCCACCCATTATTAGACGCATTTCTAGTATAAGCTTGATTGCTGTCGTTAGTATCTATCCAAAGATCAACTAATTGCAATGCAGAACCATCACCTCTTGTTGTAGGGGCTGAGTTTGATCTAATTATTTGTGTACTTGCTGCGCCTGCATTAGAAATTAATGTTGGAATAGTTGTATTAATCAAAGAGCTATAACCATTTAGTCCGGTTATATCTTCAGATAGCTGTACCATTACAGCACCTATGTCTTCTAAAGTCTGTCCCTGTGTACCTGAGGTCTGATTATATGGACCCTTTATTCCGGCTTTTGATTCAAACTGAATCCAATAAAAGTATGTTTGTCCATAGCCTACTTCATCTGTATAGATATTCGCGGTTGTGCTTGATATAGAAATAGAGCTACCAATAACATCTGTTCCAAGTCTATATATGTATGTCTTTTCGTGGTTGCCATAATTGGGTTTATCCCACTGCAAAGTGATAGAAGTAAAAGCACCACTTGCCGTTAAGTTGGTAGGTGCTGGTGGTGGCGTTAGATCATCATCGTCTGTAAAGGCAGGAGCAAAATCATAATAATTACTAGATCCATAAATGTCGCTGTATTTTAACTTTCTAACAACTCCTGAATCAATAAGCTCTCTAACTGTGACAAACCTATCCAGAACATCGCCTCTTTGTCCTGTGCCTACCTCTAATGTTTCTTTGACTGAATTTAAAAAATGTTGAGTGGCTTTGTCTCCGACCGGTACACTAGGTATAGCCGGTTTCTTTTTAGCTGCCATTTATAATATCTCTGATGCACTTTCATAGACACAAACTGTGTCTACATCTACGGACCCTTCTAATTGAATTTCAAAATCTTTTGCTAAATATCCGGATGGCAATCTAAACGGTTCATTATTAGTTACTGTCTGCGTATGTTTCAGAGATCCATCGGCATAAAATTTAAATGTTGGATTAGGAGAATATGAAGCACAAGAAACTTGTGCAGCTCCCATATTAATTGGTTTTTTAGTATTAAACTTTTTACTTTTCCAAGTGTAAGACAGCAATGAAGAACTTGAATTAAATTGTTTTAAAGCGCCTCCAATCATCAAATACAAAGTGTCTGTTCTTAAATCGTTATAACCTGCTTTGGCATATATATTTAAGGTTACATAGGAATTCTTTCCGCCTCTAGGATCAAATATAAATCCTTTCGTGTTAGATCCATCGTTGTAAAAACCTAAGTATTTACCTTCGTAAAGATAACCTTTGATGGTGCTTGGCTTTAATGCTTGCCATTGATCGCGAGTGAGAATGCCTTCCGTGGCTAAGGTCACTCCATTCATAGACGCAACTACTAATCCGTCTGGTGACGCATACATAGCTACTTCGCCCATGTCGACAATGCTGGTCTTAGATACACAGGAAGCTGAGATATCTAATTCCATCATACTCATTTGAGCAGGATCTGTTCCTGCCACTAAATACGGTTTACCTTTGGTAGTAACAATCATTCCGTCTGATACAGCAGACAATCCTACGATGTCACTTCTGGTTGTTAACTGATAACTTGTAGGCCAAGCATGTGGCTTATAAGCTTTGGAAAAACATATAGTGTTACCAGTAAAGCCAGCCATGATGCCATTAGATAATTGAGTTAAACCTTTCATTGGCCCAGATGGATGATCACTGGAAACATTGTCAGGCGGTGCAAAATTATCTGATGTATCCAGAAACTCACCTAGGTTTGCATCTGTGACGCTATCCACATAGCTTGTAGTTCCAATAGTAACGTCAGCCACAAACTGAAAATCACCAGAACTGTTGGTTCTGTATATTCTTTTTAAATGTCCTGACTGTGCATCTTCAAATATCCATCCAGATCCTGTTGGTGAAGCTGGTAATGTTAATGTTCTTGTTTGGCCAGCTGCATAAGCCACAACAGCTGAAGCTGTACTAGGTGGTCCTTCTTCGCCAAACCTAGATACAAATGTATAAGTGTAAGCAATGCTTTGTTCTATAGAGTCGGCACTAGCGGTCCCTGTAATGGTTATCGTGGGTGTACTAGGCTGAGGAAGACCTAGTCGAAAACCAGCAGCAGGAAAACCACTAGTACCTGTAATTGCTACAGCATTAGCTGCGTATTTAGGGTAAGAATCGCCAGTCCAATATATACGCTGATATGAATCTTCAGCTATGGGACTTGGCTGTGCATCAACATCTACATTCCACGTTAACCACTTATCATCTGAAGTAGCATCTGTGTCTGCGTCTTCATATAAAAAGATAGTTTCTGTTGAGCCAGATACAGCTCCCATAGTATTACTTACGGTAACTGTCTCTGAATCTTTCCAAGCTTTTAACTGTCCACTATCTAAGTTGCAATTGATTGCTTCTTGGCCAATGTCTTCAGGTAATAGCTTTGCCGAAATCTTCGGTGCTTTTCCAGAAAATGTTGAAATTTCAAACCCTGCCATATTTTTATTTTTGCTCTTCTTGTCCTAATCTTGTTTTAACTGCTCCTATGTTAAGAGACAGCATATCGACATATTTCATAACCTTAGCCATAAAAATATCGTCTTTTTTAGTAGGTGTAATTGATGAAATTACTGACGCAATTGCTACCACATAGACTACTGTATTTAATATTTCAAACATGTATTTATCCTTTAATTATCGTTATCAGGTTTGTGACTGCTTCCAAAATAGAAACTAATCACAGCGGATGCCAAGCCTCCAAGGTAGCCAAGCACTAAGTTAATCAATGCCTCGGAATTTTGTTCTGGTGGCTGTAGCGTTACCATAAATATGTAACCCAAAAAACCACACACAATAAGCGTACCCATGATTCTAGAAGTCCAATCTTTAGAAAATTTATTTCTAGCGTCTTGGACATCTGCTGTTTCTAGTGCAAAGATATCAACTTCTAACTCTTTCATTCTTACTTCAAAATCAGTTTCAACTTTTTTAAGTTCTGCTAACTGTTCTGGTGTAGCTGCTTGCATAGCTTGATTTATTTTTTTCGGCTCAGGATCGCAACCTAGAGCTTCTGCTACTAGATTAGCCGCCATACCGCCCATAGGACCTGCCAATGCGGATCCAAGCGTAGGAGCAACCGCGCCAATCAAACCTTTGATAGCTTTAAATTTCATAAGTTTTCCTTATATTGTGTAAACCTTTACCCTTTCTTCTTTGCCTTTTACTTGTATTTCATCTACAAACGTAAAAGATATATCAGGTGCTTGAGCGACCGTATGCTCTGATATGAGCGTGTCGCAATCGTAATTTCTAGTTTGGCTTTCTAATCTAGCGGCTAAGTTAACCGCATCAGACATGACTGAATAATCCAATCTTAATTCACTTCCATACATACCAACAATAGTCGTACCTGTGTTAATTCCTGTACCAATTTTGATCTCAGGTAAGCCTTGCTGTACAAACTCTTCATTAATTATTCTGGCTTCTTCTTCTAATTCTTTGGCCGCTAATACTGCTTGTTCAGCGTGTTTTTCAGTGTCTAAAGGACTATTCCAAAAACAAAAGATGCAATCGCCCATATACTTGTCAATGGTTCCCTGCCTAGCCAACAAAATTTTTGTCATTCTATCCAAGAAGTTATTGACCAGATCCACCAAGCCTTCAGGATCGTCTTTTTGTGAGTAAAATTCCGAAACGGGGGTAAATCCTACAATGTCCATGAAAAGGAACGACATCTCTTTGCGCTCACCGCCTAATCTTAATTTTTCAGGATGTGCCTGCAACTCAGCTACAACATCTGGTGATACAAACTTGCCAAACTGAGCTTTGATTTGCTGTTTTAACTTGTACTGTGTTCGGTAGTTCAAGTATGAAGCTACAGATCCAGTAATAAATCCAGAAATCAATGACCAACTTACATCTAGAAGCAAACCTCTGCTTACTAAATGGACTCCTATAAATGCCGTTAGAGCCATAGTAGAAACACTTAATATAAAACCAAATGTTATGCCAAAAACATTCAAAAATAGCCAAATAAAGCCTACTGTAAGACCATATATAGCTAGTTCTGCTGCTAGACTCCAATCTGGTATGTATGGAGAGTTAGGAATAAGCATTTGCTCTGCTAGAGCTGCTTGAATTAGGTGGGGTTCTAGTAATCCTACTGGAGTTGATATTTGTGGAAGTATGCCAGCAGAATTTGTTCCTAGTATGACAAATTTACCATCTACTTTTGCATTTTTCAACGTAGTTTGTGATGTTTTTGCCCACGTTAACCACACTCTAGAAAGCGAATCTGTTTTTACTGGAGGTAATCCTTGTACGGTTACTTCCTGTATCCCATTTTCACTTGTTTTTATAATATATGTAGAGCTTTGAGTCAGTATTTTAAGTATCTGAGCACCAAAACTAGCCACCCAAGCGTCATTGCTTTTGTAAACCAAAGGAATCTTGCGAACTAAACCATCTTTATCCAATGGAGCTGACACTAGTCCTTGTTGAGCAGCATTTTTCAAGGTATCTATGTTTTCAATAACACCTTTTATAGACAGACCGTCAACTTCTGGGCCTAGTAATACAGTTCCGTGCGGCCTTGGTACGGTTCCATCGTCTCTTTCAAACATAGAAAGCAGACTAGGATAGATTCTTAGTGCACTAGCAAATTCATCGTCGCCACCAAATCGGTCAGGATAGTTAAAACTAATGCCATATCCCACACCTAAAGCTCCGCTGTTTAACAGATCCATATGGATTTTTGCTAAATCAGATCTTTTTAAGGGCCAGCCTCCATAATCTGCTAGATCCTGCTCTTCTAAATTGACTACCACAAAGACTCCAGAAGACTCTGGACGTTCTATCAAGTAATCAAAAGTCCTTAGCTTTAATATTTCAGTAAAAGTTGACTGAAACAGCAGAGGTAAAGCTAATATTGTTGTTAAGCTTAACCACTGTAATGTTTTATTCATTGTTGCGTGATATTTATGGTTGAATTATTGCCGCCATTGACGGTTACAACTTTGGTCACATTGTTTTGCGACATAGTCAGTGTGTAACTGTTACCGCCATCAAGATCTAATCTCAATGAATTGCCTACATTACGTCTAAAGCTAATCATTTGACCCTGTATTAGTGTCGTGATCTGCGTATCTTTATCTTGTCCTATTTCGGTACCGGTAATTTTTATACCAGTCGCAATGCCTAATTGATCTTCTTCTTGCGTGATGGCTAAAGAATCTAATACATTTAGAAGATCTTCAAGAAAATTAACCTGTAATGCATCTATGTCAAGCTCTGTAAATTCAAGTTGATCTTGATCTAATGAATCGTCTTCAAGTGCATCAATATCTAGTTCGTTAAAATCTAAAAATACGTTTACAGATCTTGTGTCCGATTCTTCAGATTGCTCTTCATCTTCTTCAGGCTCCGACACAATTAACATGTTATTAATCATATTTAGATTAATATCTAAAACGACCGGAGGTGTCGGCATACTTACGTATGAAGATACTGTAGTTGCCTGAAACGGTTGGTTTAATATAACTGTACCCATTGCCGTAGTAACTTCTATTTCACCACTACTTAGGCCCATAGGATCCGGCAATAGAACCAAAAGTGCTCTATTTAGCTCATCAATAGTGATTGTAAAATCCGTTCCCTTGATCGCAATATCAGCCACTTCTGTCGATAGCTTTATGTTTTGTTTGGCTATCTTGCCAAGTTGTGAGGTTACAAACCTTGCTGTACCTCTTGTAAACTTGAGTGCTAGTTCTGACTTTTGAGGATCTGGATTAAAAATGTATTTAGTAATCTTTAATTCAGAGTGTTCTGTCAAAGATACTTTAGAGTCATCCAAAAAAGTAATCTTAAGTCTACCGGCTGCTGTCTTTACATTGTCTAGCTGCTCTATGCCAAAATTTAATGCAACATTATAAAATCCGTCTCTTTCTATTTGCGCGTTGCCGTTAAGCTCTGATACTGCTCCTATAGAATCAGCACACGAAAGACGTTGCGGAATCAGACTGATTGACACAGATAGTCCCATTAGAACCATTAGATGTAATTTTGAGCCAGTCATTGTCTGATGTTGATTGTTGTGTAATGTTGAATGTTCTTGATCCTCCAGTATGGTCTAGCCAAAAGTAGCCGCCTGCGTATCCGTCTCCATCGTAGGTGACAGCATTGTCTGAACCATCAATGTCCATATAGTTAGTTGCACCGTCTATATCTATAGAAGATGTTACGGTGTTGTTTGAACCTTGAATGATCCAGTCTAAATTTAATGTAGCTGCAAGTGCATTTGTGGCCTGATTAAGTGTCATATTATTCGAGCTTCCTGTTACCTGTACGTTTACGTCAGAAGAATCAGCCCCATAAGTATTTGTTGGATCTGTTTGCATGTTGAAAGTGTTTGTTGAACCAAGGAAAGAAAAATACCCTGTGTAACTGTCAGCCCAAATATCGCCTAAGTATTTATTATTTGAGCCTTTCTGCAAAACGTCTAAGCTCATAGATGCGCCATCTAAATCTAATGGTGTCATAGAACCAGCAGTAGCTGTTGCACCACCAATAAGGTTTCCAGATCCATTGATCTGTTCAATGTCTAAATTCAAAGCAGTACCACCGCTCTGATCAATATAAATTTCGCTATCAGCCGCGTATAACAGCAATGCACTCGTCATCGCAGCTAGGCTCAATAATAATTTTTTCATGTTCCCAATACCCTCGCCGGTATCCTATGTTTATAATTTCTAACACACATTTCTCTACTGCTTTTTGCAATGCTAAAGAAACGCTTTCGTTTTCCGCAAAACCACCTTCGATCTCAATGAGTTCGGTCCCAAGTTCTATAAACCTGAACAAGTCTTGTGAAATCGTTTTTGATAAGATCGTTTTAGAGCTACCTACTTCTATCAAAACTTCACCAGTCAAAACTGATATAAGTCTCAGTGATATCTGCACGGTATCTACTCTGTATTGAGAGCTAGAAGAAACTCCTAGCCAGCGAGCTCCCATCCCACCAGATTTAGCGTTGGTTGATAGATCTACGACCGCACCCTCTAACAACAATCCTGCATGTAAAAGTGGTCCAAGCTCTTTTTGCTTAAATCCTTCTCTGGTGGATCTTATTAATGTTCTTTCTTTGACTAAGTTATCTAAACCAATACGTTCAATGACTTGAAAAAAGTTTCCATCTGAAGCGTGCTTTAGAGCTCTAATTAGATAAGCATGCGGAGCTTGTGTAATTGCTGTACTAAATAAAGCAAACTCACTGTTGCTTTTTCTTTGGCCTGTCTGGTCAGTAAAACTTGTTGGGTAAACCGCTATAGTAGGTTTTCTTTTTGGCGGTATTACTTCTTTTAATTCTTTAGACTGTAGATCTGTAATTGTGGCTGGTTTTACAGTTATGTTAGGTACACCACCACTATTTAAAAGATCGTCATATTTTAACGTACAGCTAGAAAGTAAAAGAACCCAAAGGAACGGTAATGACCGTAGTATCTCCATTTTCATCTGTAATCGTTAATGTAATTTTATCGTCTTCTACTTCGTATTCTATTGTGTTGCCTTCGAGCTCTAATGAACCAAACTCAGAAGCGGTTTCGCCAAATAAACTCTCTACTAATTGACGCGAAATTTGTGCATAGATGCGTGATTCAAGATTGCGAATAAATCTAGCTAGCGTAGTGTTTTCCGCTTCTCTGGCCAGTTCGTCTTGATAAGCCTTTATCTCTTCACGTATTGCTTCTTTTCTTTGAAACTCTGTCTGTTCAGTAAAAAAATAATGATTAGATGTACCGTTGCCAGAAAAACTTGGATTCTTAAATTTATGCACCATCTGATCTGCATATAACACCTGAAATAAAAAAATAAAAAATATTGTATTAACTAATATTAATTTCATTTCAGTTCCGGTCATTCAGTCTTTTCTTTGATCTTCTTTTTGTGCCTTAGTTATTTCGTTGGTATCTATCAACTCAGGCATTTTTACTAAGGTTTTGAGTAACACATCATTTCTTAAGAGTGATTGATCAATCATTCTTACCCTGTCAATCAAGCTGACTATAATCCCATATTGTGAATCTAGTTTAGTCGTTAATCTTTCTTCCATTGTATCTAGACTTGCTTGCACCTTATCATCTAAAACATCTACCTTTTCAGTCATGCCATCAATGATCTTAAATATAAGTTTGTAGAGAAAAAATCCAACGGCTACTAGGGCCGCAGTAGGCACACCCAACTCTGATATAAGTAAGACTGCGTCATCCATCCCTTACACCTCACTTTGTACTGTTGTGTTTGCCATTAAGATTCCTCTAGAGTTTTAATTCTTGCTTCTAGTTCTTGTATAGTTTTAACTAACAGAGGTACTAATTTAGCTTGGTCTATTTGTTGATAAACAGCTTCTGTTTTGCTTGCTACCCAAGTTGTATCACTTTCGTAAGTACCATCTGTTTTGCCTTGTGTCCATTCTGCTTCAGTAACACCATCTGCAAATACACTACCACCTGCCATTAACACACAATTTGTTTTAGTTTCGCTTGCATCTTTTGTTCCAGTAATAGACTCAGGAACAATACTTGCTACTTCATGTGCTAAGAAACCATCAACTGTATTATCAGCATCATTTTTAAAATTAAATCTTGCAGGTTTTAATTGTTTTAATCGTGTAGTTGCATCCCATGTGTAGTCTACGTTTTCTTTTAATCTATAATCTGAAGAGGTGTTGTAAGCTGTTGCTGATGCATTTGTAAATATTGAACCTACAGCACCATTACCATTTCTAAATACAACATGACCTTCACTACCTGTTCCTGTGCTTCTTGATTCAATACTATAAGTCTCTCTTTCAAGAGTCAGCCTTGCATTAAAAGAACCAGATGTTCCTCCCATAAAAACACTTCCTGTGTTATCAATACGCATCCTTACAGCACCGTTAGTTAGTAAACCAAAATCGTGATTTGAAGAAGTTCCAGTAACACCTAAAGCAGATTGTGCTTGTGTAAATACTGCCGCGCCACCTGTTCTTTCAATCTCTAATTCTGCATTACCTGATGAAACCACATGAAGATTATGAGCAGGACTCGTAGTACCTATGCCTACTTTTCCGTCACCTCTGATAGATAATCTTTCGTCAGCAACCGCATCACCTGCAACAGAGCCTAAAAAGAAACCCATTCGTCTGTCGGCTTGTGCGCTATTATTAAAAGACATGATATACATATCTTGTTGGTTCGCTGAAAACTTAATTGCATTGTAAATGCCATTACCTGCTGCTACGTTTCCAATTCGCAGTGTGGCATTGGAATTAGCTTCTGTTACATCTGTGGATGAGTGAGAAATTTGATTGTCTACAAGACCATGAAACTCTGCTCCTGAATTAAAGACAGCCTTACCTGCATCAGACATATCAAGTCTCAACGCAGTAATATCAGAACTACCATCTATACCTCTAAATATTATATCTTTGTCGTCAACCCTAGAACTAATAATAAAATCAGAAGGAGTGCTATCTGTTGAAAGCATACCAAAAGATACCCCACCATCTTTTAAAAATATTTGTTGACCATCAGCATCAAGAATAATATCTCCACCAACGTCTATAGTAAAATTGGCTGCATCAGAAATAGTAGAATCATTAATGGTTATATCGTCTACTGTAAGGGAAGTAAGAGTACCTAAACTTGTTATATTTGTTTGTGCTGCTGTAGATAATGTTCCTGCTAGTGTTGTAGCTGTAAGAGTTCCTGTTACGTCTACACCTGATGAGGTTGTGGCTAGTTTTTTAGCATTATCGTAGTACAGTTCTACCGCATCATTTGCCAAAAAATTCGCAAGTGATTCACCAGTAACATTTTTAATAAATAGGTGAACCCCTGAATCTATTGTTAGACTTCCTGAGCTGTTATCTATAAAGCTATTACTACCATCGTGATAAATCTGTAAATCTGAACCAGCTCCAAAGATAGCTTTTACATCATCACCGAGTATCAAATCACCTGTCATAGTGCCACCTGCTAGCGGTAGCTTTGTGGCTATAGAATTAGTAACTGTCGTACTAAAGTTAGCATCATCACCTAGTGCCGCCGCAAGCTCATTGAGCGTATTTAAAGCAGCTGGAGAAGAGTCAACCAAAGCAGTAAACGCCGCATCAACATAAGCGGTTGTAGCGATCTTGGTAGAGTTATCGCTTGCAGATTGAGTTGTCGTAGTAGGAGATCCTCCCAAACCTACGCTATCTGCTATATGTGATGTTACAACAGCATCATCTGCTATCTGTTCACTTTGTACTTTAGTGTTTGTCATATTATCCCTCTAGGGTTTTAATTCTTGCTTCTAGTTCTTTGATTGCTTCTACTAATAATCCAACAGTTGTTTCATATCTGATACTTTTGTATTCTTCAGCATCAGGGTCTTCTAGTGATTCTATTGTCTTACTTTCAAAAACAGCTTCAGGTAATACTTTTTCTAACTCTTGTGCTATTAATCCTGTTCCTACACTTCCATCAGCTTTTCTTGTAAAAGTTATACCTCTCAAGCTACTTACTTTTTGAAGTGCATTTGGTATTACAACAATATTTTCTTTTAATCTTTCATCTGAAAAATTATGATTTTGTGTTAATGAACCAGAAATAAATGTATTACCACCACTTAATGCAAATCTTCTCCCACCACCTGTTCTTATTTCAAATTCATTAGCAGAGTATTCAGACATATAAGTATCTTCATCTGATGAAAAAGAAAACTTTTTAGTCACACCCATTGAGATGTCACCACCAGAAGTTATGTGGAATCTTTCAGTATTATTTGTAGCAAAGATTGTAGGTAGATTACTAACAGTACCAAAGACCATAGCGTTTTCAGTATTACCACTAAATAAAGTGCTACTGTTGTTATTGTCCATTCCGCATAAACCAGTTTGCAGTCCACCATCTGTTGAGAATTTTATAAAACAATCTTCTTGACCATTATTGTTTGTATCTGCATCTAGTCTTAACTCAATACCACCTACATCAGCTATGTGTAGTTTTGTGGCAGGACTCGTAGTTCCTATACCTACGTTTCCGTTCATCTTTACACCATCTTGGTCAGCAAATATTCTAAATGCACCACCATTAGCATCTGCCCTAAATACTTCACCTGATGTAGCAACTACTTCTAATTTAGCGTTAGAAGGACTCGAAGTTCCTATGCCTACGTTTCCACCATTAAAATAAGAATTTCCTGCGGTATGTATTAAAACATCTGCATTTCCAGAAGTATCACAAACTATCCAACGACCATTACCAGATGAATCTTGCTCCATAGAAGCCATCTTTGTTCCTGCCGAATCTTCTATTTTAAATATATTATCATTAGTAGCTGCTGCTCCTTTTACAACAAGTCTAAAGTCAGGACTATCAGTTCCGATACCTATTTTCCCGTCAGCAAGAATAACCATTCTTTCTGTGTTATTAGTTTTAAACTGGATATGTCTTGAACCGACTGCCTGCATACCAATACCATTACTTGCATCGGCATAAACTTCACCAGTTAGAGTTCCATTTACTTCTAAATCTAATAAACTACCGCTAGTGTCATTTAGAGTTAAAGTTGTAAACCCACTATAACTATTTGGAGAATTAGTTCCGATACCTACGTTTCCTGATGAGGTAATGCGCGCTCTTTCTGAACCGCCATTTTCAAAAATAGTGTCGTTACTACGCAATCTGAAATTCCTAAAGCCATCATTTGCAACAGTAGTTGTAAGCACTTGTATTTCTGCTGATACAGAATCGGGATCAACACGCCAGTTTCCTTGTGTTCCTTTTACGTTGAGCCTACTAATAGGACTAGTCGTTCCGATACCCAAGTTACCTGATGAGTCTATTCTGGCTCGTTCGCTACCATTTGTATTTAGCAAAAGACTTTGAGAGCCTAAAGCGGAAATTGCTAAGCCTGAGCTACCTTGTTGAATTTGTGAAGATAGGCCAGCAGTAGTTTGTGCAAGCGTAAGCCTAGCGTTTGCAGTAGCTGATCCAGAAAGTTCAAGGGCTGAAGATGGCGAACTCGTTCCGATACCTACGTTTCCTGAAGCATTAATATTTAAAGCAGCATTAGTAAAAGTAGTGTTTCCTGCTGCTGTAGAAGGTGTTATTGAAAATACACTTGCTGCGTGTGTAGCTACACCAATTTGAAAATTAGTGTGTCCAGAAGCTAAGACATATTGTGTTTTTAATCCATTACCACCCTCACCACCAATTTTTAAAGCTACGCCACTATTATTACCTGAATTTACAGATGTTAAACCAGCAACATCTAAAGCACCCGTCAAAGTTCCACCTGCTAGGGGTAGCTTTGTGGCTATTGAGTTAGTTAGGGTTGTATTGAGAGCTGCATCGTTATTAAGAGCTGTGGCTATTTCCCCTAATGTGTCTAGGGTTGATGGCGCAGAATTTACAATATTTGCAACAGCCGTACTCACGAAAGCTGTCGTTGCTATTCTGGTTGTGTTGTTGCCAGCGGTTTGAGTAGAGGTAGTTGGATTACCACCCAAAGCAACATCGTCCGCAATTAGCGCAGACGTAATCTGATCATCTGCTATGTTTGCGGTTAAGATTGCATCATCTGCGATGACTC